GTGCTGCTTCTTGAGGATTCTTAAAATCAAATCCTTCATTGAGACCTTGCCGAACGTAATCAATGGTTAGGCCATCCAAATATACCATATCTTTTCCAGTTACCCAAACAACTGCACCATCTTGTTCATAGTTAAACCAATCTCTAGTGGCTGGAACTTGATCCAAGTATTCCAGCACATATGCTAGGCCTGAACATCCGGTAGTTTTTACACCAACCTTGATGCCCACGCCAGACCCACGTCGGGTGATATTGCTAATAATTTTCTTTGCTGCTGCACTTGTTATTGTTATCATAAATTTCTTATATGTTCAAAAAATAAATTATTCCCCAACATTGTGGGGTGATGATATGCAAAATACTCGGAATGTGTGTCCCATACTACCAACAGTTTAGCAATGTGGTCCGAGTACTCGATCATTTCTTTTTTAATAGTTTGCTGGTTTTCGGGAAATAAATTTATTAAAATTTCTGTGGCATATACCAATTCTGAACTAGTTTCCAAAAAACTAGAAGAAAACGTTGGCACTAAAGTACTAGTCCAGCAGGGTTGTATAACATTAATACCATGTTTTTCTGCCAACACTCTATGTACCGAACTAGGCCCAGCAAATACATAAGTATTTAACTTAAATTTTGACAAACCTAAATAGAATTTATCTAACAAAAATTCTATGAGTTTTCCAATAGAGTCTATACGTTGATCTACAATTTGTTCTATGTTCAAATCAAACTGTCGACTCCATGCAGCATCAGTACTGCGCAAAATTGTTAAATCTCGTAGCGGATCATTTTGACATACCAATAATTTATCATATGATGAGTGTGCAGCCAAGTGTTCTTGTAGTCTACACACACTACCAAGATTAAAATCGTCTTGAACACTAATATTGGTCACTTGGTAATATTGTGAAAAGAGATCAGCCAAGCCCCCAGGTACTAGTTTATCCACCATTGGAGTTGTACTCTTTTCATAAGCACCCACTGTCCAACTGGACCCTTGTATTAACAATCGCTCTGTTCTATCCATGTCTGCAATATATCAAAAACTTTCATGTTACCCTGATCACTCAAATGATTTATGGGTCCTGGGTATTGATCAAAAATACTTTTTAAATTTATATAATGTTGAAATGGGTATACTATACCATTGTCAAAAAAACTCAAATGCAATGTCTTATGCGGCACTGTTTGTATCTGTATAGTGCTCAACATCATCTTGTATAAATCTGTATAATATTCACTGTCGTATATGGACTGAAAATAATCAATTGCAGTGTTTACCACTGGATTATTAGAATCTGACGCTAATAAATCTGCGTATATAAGATCACAATTTTGATGCAATCTATTTCGGCTGCGTAGAGGGTGTTTCTTTATATGCACTCTGCTAACACTGGTGTGAACAATAATAGTTAAATCAAAATCCTTGGAATCATAATTATTCAATTGTTTAATAATTTTATATTCACTTACACCAGCTTGAGCTGCGTTGGTTACAGAATGTAATCCACTCAATAGGTTGGGCCATCCATATTGTGATTTATCCCGGTGCTGAAAATTGGCAGCAAAACTATCACCACACAGCAATACCTTCAAGTCTGACCCCGGGAGATCTTCTCTGGGGGCACTTCTGCATTAATCATGATATTATTGCAACTCCGTCGACTATGTTCATACTACCACTACAGGCGATATTCCATTTTACAACATCACCTTCCATGGTAGACTCACCCAACACTGGAATGCGAATGTCAATATTGCGTACCAAAAATTCTGATCCGTTTTCAAAGACACGCCATACTAGATCGCTGTCACCGTGTTTAGTGTTGTATCTTATGTAGTACTTATTCATTTTAGTCCCATTTGTCGACGGATTTCTGTACCGGAAATCTTAGTAATTTCTTCATCAAATGTTTCCTCACCCGAAGTATATCCCACACCACGACCCCAACCAATATGTACGATGTTGGGAACAATTTGGATATCATACTGCCCTTGATAAAGTGGATCTAGATCATGACGGATACGTTGTTTGACCTCTTCCAGACCGAATGGATTACTGCCTTGCCAGCCCTGTACATCACGAATCTGAATAATGACTTGCCCAGTACGCTCTAGCAACCGTTCAAACAAGGCACGATGTCCTGGATGCCAGGGTTGCCAGCGGCCCAACATCTGCACGGTTTCGCGACGCCAGTCAAATACCGGACGGCGTTGATCTGCCAGGATGTGATCAGCGACAAATACTGACCACTTGGCTGCATCCTGTTCTGTAATGCGGAAGTCATAAACTGTGGGTGGAACAAATGCTTTATTGGTATCTTCGAATCTACCCTGTTCAATGGTATCCATCCAGATGGTCCAATCAGCTTTGAAGTTGTTGCGCATTTCAACTAGCGGTGCCACAAAGTCACAGATAACATAGTCTGCTGAAGATTTGTCAGCCAACTCTCGCATACGTAGACTCTGACGAATACGACCAGATTCCGAAAAGTCCCAGTCGTTAAATTTCTTGCGAACTTCATCGGCATTAAACCATTCTACTGTGATTCCATACCCCTCGTGTTTAATGTCCTCAATATGATTTTTAAGTGCTGTTGCTAGTGTGGTCTTACCTGAGCCTGGGAGGCCCATAATTAATATACGCTTTGCCATTTTTATCTCCTGGATTTTCTTAGGGCTGTTTGATATTTTAGATTACTTACATAATCTTTAAAAACTCGTCCATCTAAATGATCTATTTCATGTAATATGCATTTAGCATCTATATTATTAAACACAGTGGAATGTAACTTGCCAATCATGTCGTACCAACAAGCATATACATACTTGGACCTGGCTATCGTTAGTTCTACTCTGGGGAAACTTAAACATCCCTCAGTGGCTTCCCATAACTCGTCTGCCTGTTTATCCACTGTGGGATTGAACATGACTATTTGTTGGCCGGCGTACTCGTCGGCCTGAACATTCATTGCTATTACACGATAACCGATACCCACTTGGTTAGCTGCTAGTCCCAGTGCATTTTCACTGAGCATGGTATCAGTGAGATCCTGCTCAATAAATCGCTGCAGGCCCAGTGGGGGATTGTCAAAATCCCAGGATTCACATGGTTTCAGTAGTACCGGATCCGGCCACTTCAGAATTGGTAGTATCATATTTTTTTCGATAATCTTCTATTGCGGCTTTGATGGCATCTTCTGCTAAGATCGAGCAGTGAATTTTAACTGGTGGTAATGCTAGCTCTTGAGCAATTTCAGTATTTTTAATAGTTCCTGCTTCGTCAAGGGTTTTTCCTTTGACCCACTCAGTGACCAGACTTGACGACGCAATCGCTGAGCCGCAGCCATATGTCTTAAACTTCGCATCTGTGATGACCCCATCCTGAACCTTTATTTGTAATTTCATTACATCACCGCAGGCCGGTGCCCCCACCATACCTGTGGCCACACCGGGTTCGTCTTTGGCAAACGATCCTACGTTGCGCGGATTTTCATAATGATCTAAAACTTTTTCTGAATATGCCATTTGGGTGCTCCTTAGTTGGGTACTAGCACCGTTCTATAGCAATTGCACGATGCATCTAAAATCTGTTCAACACGATATCCGTAAGGAATCTGTGGCGTTGGGTCAACGTACACTGGTGGAGATGTATTATATTGTTGTATCGGTGGTGCATAATATTGCACTGGTGGTACTGTGTATGTTGGGGGTCTAGCTGCGCCATAAATTAACCCACCAACTACTGCGCTTCCAATTATAGCCGGTACTACCCAATTATTATTATTATTGTATCCTCGATTATGATGGTGACCATGATGGTGACCACCACGATATCCACGATCAGCTAGAGCTGTAGATGATGCAGTTAAAAGTAATAAAACAACAAGGGCTCGTTTCATATGATTCTCCAGAGAGAGTTTGGGTATAATGATTATACTACTTGTGTATTTAATTGTCAAGTCGATATTTAATAACATCAACTGTCTGTCGGCTTAATAAAACTTCATAATGATTTAAATTTAAATCAATTAAATCCATTATTCCAGAATGCCTACGCATACTTTCCAGTGTTACTACGCCATCGTTATTTTCTGATATAAATGGGCTGCCTCCACGCACAGTAACTATGTTGGCCCAGGGACAAGGCACAGAAATCTGGCGGGCCTGTCGCATGGGAAATGCATCTGGTCCAATATCTTGCATTAAATGATTAAACGGCAAAAACCATTTGGCTACATCAGCTTCTCGACTGCCACCATAGGGGGTACTAATGGTTACTGCACCGCGTACCAATTTAGTAAAATGATCTGCCAAGTGTAAAGCATATATACCACCCAAACTGTGTGCTACAAAAAATATATCCTGTTCATTGGACAGGGTTTTTTTCATATTTTCCAAGTTGTCAATAAAACGATTGAGACTGGAATACTCTAAGACCATATCAGTACGCCGGATATGGTCTCGAATATAATTAAAACTATCGCTTGTGGCGCTGGCGCCGTGGATGTACACAATCTTAGTCATGAATTTGACTGTGCGTCTGTCTTAGCTGCGGTTACCAGCTGCCCGCTTGGCCATGCTACTGACTGTTTTTTCAGGAGCAGTTTTTGTTGCATCAGTGTCACCGGGCACTGCTAATTCATCACTACCAAATTCATCCTGTCGATTTAGATAGACATATTTAACGCCATTATCATCGTCTTTGATGTTGGTTATTAAGTTTTTGATTCCTTCGTCGTTTTGTTGACAACTCTTTAAGGCCTCTGCGTTGAATGCTTCACCACCAGGTTCTTGACGAACCAGGTGTATTAACGCATCAACACGGATTTTAGGGATTTCGGCATGATCAGCACTGAAAATAATATTTTGCAATAGACTAGACAATATATCAGAACAATGATTCTCAGCATCGTCTTCAACAAATGCCGAGTAATCAGTTTCCTTTAAAGATTGGTGAATTTCGTGATATCGCATTAACGACGCTCACGTCCTAATTCTTCATCACCACCAGCAGCAGCATCAACAGCACCAAAGGCATCGCCTTCTGAACTATCTAAGTCACTCATTGGTGCAGCTGGCACTTCATTACCCAATCCAGCACCTGCGGCACCAACGCCCATGTCCATGGGTTGGTCTATACCTTCACCAGCCAGGCCACGAGCTGCATTGTCAGCACTTTCACGACCTTGTTGTAGAGTTTGTGCTAATCCCTGAAGCAATGGACTAACTGTGCCTTTAAATGTTTCAGCTTGTTCGGTACCAATCTGGTCACGTATTGTGTCTAGTAGGGCCGGCAACTGTTCGTTCTGCATTTTACCAATCTTTTCCAGCATATCCTGAATACTATCAACCATGTCTTTGGCAGCTAGAATAGCTTCCGACTTGGCCATCTCGCTTTCAGTGATAAAGCGGCTTTCGTTCTCTACTAGCCAACGATGCAGGCCTTCGCGAACCATGAACATTTCCATATACTTGGGATTCTTTTCAGCACTATGAACACCATGCGAACGACGGATGCTATCTAGTCCTTCGGAAATTCCCTGAGCCAGATGAATGGCTTTTTCTAGGGACATGTTGTCGTAGTCAATTTTAAAGCCAAATCGGCTTTCCATCACACGGTTAATTTTTTTAACGTTTGTGGTGTTTCTCATTTCATTTAGTCGCATGGTTGTTTTTTCCTGTACCTTCGAATTGCTTCGAGTATTTAGCCGCTTGCACAGATTTTTTTAAAAGTCTTTCTGCTTCAGATAGATATAATTTGGCATCGTCATAGCGAGCCGACCATACATTTATTCTGAAGCAATCTTTATTACGAATACTACGCTCCAGACTGGCATGATAATGTGCTACGTCGTTGCGCAATACTCTGACTTCATAGTCATATTTAACAATATCGTCAGCTATACGTTTTTCGCCCATGTGATTGCATAAGCTATAGAATATAGCACTCTGACGTTCGGCAAATAGCTGTTTTCTAGATAATCCAACATCCAGCCTGCGCCAATAACCAGATTCTGGCACGATTCTGTCGCGACCAATCATGTATCCGCCGCCGGGTAAGGGCCAGCATATGGGCAGTCGACTTTTATTAGCTAGGGTTTTAAGTTCTCGTTGGGTCCAACGAGCAATATAGGTGGCAGTGAAATCAGTTAAAGCGTCTAGATTTTCCGGAGTCAGATCCAGATTCTGATTTTGCGGCGGTTTCTTGGATTTTTTTGCGGTATGTGATACGGCCATTTTCTTGAATTCTGTACAGTACATCTTTGTTAACCAAATGATTGGCGATTACCTGCTGGCGTGGATCAAGATCGGCTTTATGAAGTTCTGTAGAACCGTCAAACTCTCGCAGTAGGTCTGCCTCTTCGTTTGTGATGGGCAGGCTTATATTATTTAAGAGTTCTACAATACGCATAATTTATTTAAGATGAACAATCAGAGTAATAGCACCTGCCACCAGAGCACCCACAATTGTGGTTCCGATAGCAATAATGGTTTTATACTGGTTATTCTCAGATCCAGTTAAGCTGTCTCTAATTTCCAGAATGTATTTTTCCATCTTGTCCATACGACTTTCTAGATTATCTAGTTTATTTTCCAAGTTTGCATACCTCTCAGCACAAAGTTCTACGTGTGCCTCAAGACTTTTCTTTTCTATATCTGTAGTGGATAGAGCCATTTTCGTTCCTATGTGTGAACGATGCTTGTAAATTTGCCTAAGTTATGCCAAAAGAGAGCCTATGTGTGCCTACGCATCAAATATTATTTATGTCTTTCCTGCCAGATTTAAAGTATATGTTGCGAATACTGCCGTAGGGATGAAAGATGGGTAGCATGAATCTGGCGGATTCGTCCAGACCTGATACAATAGGCACCTGTTCAAAGTATTGTTTTAGTCTGCCCAATTGATCGTTATTTTCAGCAAATACATTGGCATGTTCCACACCAAATGTCCAGGCCCAGATGCGATGCGACCCTTCATAAAATTCACCAAACTCCAGATAGTTGGTATTGATATCTTCCAGTATAATTGGCTCTGTGACATCCATGGGCTGTGCGCCCAATCCAATGGCCTGTAATACCGTTTCCCAGTTACTATGTTGACTACGACGATGAGTGTCAGTACCACGAGTCACACCAGTAGCAGTGATGTCCACCAATGTAAATCCAGTAAAGTATTGTAATCCCATGCCCATACTGTTACTTATGTCGTAAAAAAGCCCACCGGAAAGATGGGCTTTTTGTTATAGTTTTTAAACTATTAGGCTAGTTTGATACCGCCAGTTGAGCTAACTGTAGCAGCTAGAACAACAACGTTAGAAACAGCACCGATGTTGCCGCCCTGGAATCCAGTTGCTGGATCTGGTAGAGCACGGATAACGTCACGTAATGCTGTGTCGCTTGTCCAACCTGAACGCTCTACTAGAACGCTGATCTGGCCTGTTGAATCAACTTGGTAAGCCAAGATTGAAGCATTGGCTGCAACAGCACGTAGAACTGTTTCTACAGCGCCGCCTACTGTCAATTCAGCTGCTAGGTTTGCGCCGCCTGCGCCTGTACCTGTGATGGCAGCAATTTTATATGCTGTCAGAGGTGCTGCAATACCTGTATTGATGATGGTAGCATTAGCAAAGCTACGGCCTCCGTCAACGTTTGTTACGCCAGCTGCATCACCATTTACTCTTGTTACGATTGCCATTTTAAATCTCCTGATAAGATGAGCGTATGAAACGCTTCATGTAGATATTTATGCCAACTGGGCAAAAATTAACTTCTTCCTGCAAAATTCGCAGCACTGAAAACCCCACGATTCACCAGCTTGATAAATCCGCTGGGTGTGTCTATGTTAAATCCTTCACCCTTGGGCACATCACCCACTGACTGACCAATGCCTTTTACCTGTGGTTCCAGCTGCGCCAATATAGTTAGTTTTAATTGTATAATAGCTGAATAGACCTTGTCCAGGGCTGCCACTATAGGTTGGTTATCTACCAATGCCACTATGGCATATTGTCCCTTGCTGAGTTTAGATTGCAACCAATCATTGTTGACTGCCTGCCCAGTGACTTTTCTGTTGTAGTATGTCTGCAGAGCATTTCTGGTGGCCTGTGTCAATCCACTCAAAAATTCATCACCGCCCAGATTAGCAAATGCCGTTACTGCTTTGATGGCAGCGTTTTTTATTTGTACTGGTTCTCGCATCTTAAACTGTGT